CTGCTTATGACCCTAGAGCTGAAGAATGGGCTGAAGATAACTCTTGGTTTGGTAAAGATAGCGCTATGACGTATACAGCGTTTGATTTACACAAGAAACTAACAGAACAAGAAGGAATGGATCCTGCTACGGATGAATATTATAAGGAAA